TTCCCTTTGTACGTCATCCGTGGCATTATAAATAACCTTATAGTATTTTAAACTTTATGGAGCTATTTATGGCTATATTACAATTCTCTCCGGATAAGCAGCCAACGTCGTTCGGGACTCAGAAAAGAGGCAGTGCCTTAAGATACCCAGATGATGTAGCTCTTAAAGGACAACCCTTCATAATGTTCACTGGCCATAGAGCCAAATACGTAAAGGGTGCACAACAAACTCAAATGGTTGACAACTCTTCTGTTGCATTGTATATGCCTCCAGGATTTCAAGTTGGAGATATTATGAGATACGAAGGCGGTGCTAGTGGAGCACTTGGTTCAATCGGTGAAAAACTAATGGATCAGGGGTTTTCTGCTACTCTTGCTAGTTTTAATTCACAAGATTTACAGGATGTAGCCGAAACCTTTGCTGGCAGAGCGGCACAGGCTACAGCAGGTGCATTTGCTGCAACCTTAGGAGGTCCAGCTGCTGGTATAGTAAGTGCAGTAGGAGCTGGAGGTATAGGCGCAGCGGTAGATGCAACTAGAGCAAAGCGAAGACAGACTGGTATGAATCCACAAGAGTTTATGCTGTTTAAAGCACCTAACTCAAGGCAATTTTCATTTACATTTAATTTTTTTCCAGAGTCTGTAACAGAAGCAGATTCTGCTACTAAAATTATTAAATATTTTAGAACGCGTATGTATCCAAAGGTTACTGCTAATGATCTTATGTATCAATTTCCTGAAGTATTTTCAATAACATTTGGATCTATAGGAAATGAAGTACTTCCTAAGATTGCAGAATCAGCATTAACAAATGCTACGATGAACTACAATCCAAACAGCATGTCATATTTTAGCTACAAGGGGCAACCAGTAGAAATAAGTATGACACTTTCATTCCAAGAGTTAATGCCTCTAACTGCAGAAAACATTGAGGAAGGATTTTAATGGCGTATTTTTCAAACTTTGCAAATATAGATTACGACTTCGATGGATCTGGTATTCAAAGATCTGTAAAAAACCTTGCACAGTATTCTACAATAATTTCTAAGAATATAGACGATGCTACATTCTATTCATATTACAATATTCAGGATGGAGCAAGACCTGATAATGTATCAGAAGAATTGTATGGAACACCTGAATATTATTGGACATTTTTTATTGTCAATAATGATCTTCAAAATTATTGGCACGACTGGCCTAAGAGTTCAGAAGCTCTTAGAGAATTTGCTGAAGCAGAATATATTGGATTAGCAGCGATCTTTGATGCAGATGAAGAAGCGTTTGGTAAGTTTGTTGTAGGAGGAACTGTAAATGGTTCTCTATCAAACGCGACTGGTACAGTAATTGCGATATACCCGACAATAGGATATATTCAAATAGAACAAAATAAAACTTCAGTTGCTAACTTTAGAACAGAAGGTGAGTCTATTACTTTAACAGCTGCTAACAGTACTAAGACAGAAGACATTGCTAAGGTAGGTAATACTCTTGCTTGTACTTCTATCGTTAAAGCTGCATATGCTCCTAACTATCATATAGATGACGGCACTGGCGAAAGAACAAGGCGACGTACTGCTGGAACAAGTCCAGTTACTAACTTTGAAGAAGAGAATGAAGTTAATTTAGTTAAATCTCGTATCAAAGTTATAAAGCCAGCACATATAGGAAAGGTAGTAGCTTTCTGGGAAAAAGTTATGAGAGAATCATAAAATGAATTTAACACGAGAACAGAAAAATCTGTTTGGCGGATATGGCACAGAACAAGGTGATATCAGAGATTCTGGCCAAAAAGCTTATAGAAATTTAGAGGTGCATATAGTCACAAGAGTTGCTCGAGTTGATGTTAGTGATCTAGTTATATCTCTTTCTATATTCGAAGCAATAGATGAAATGTATTTAACTGGAAAGTTAGTTATCGCTGATAACTCTGCCCTAGTTACACAGCTTCCAATTATTGGCCAAGAAGAAGTTGAAGTAAAGTTTATTAGAGCTGGTGTAGAAATAGAACATACCTTTGCATGTACTAATGTTGAAAACGTTATAAAGATGTTAGGTGAAACTGCTGGTGTAGAATTAAACTTAGTATCTACGAAAGCATTAACAAATCAGGTATCTAGGTTTTCTAAATCATATTCCGGATTGGCTTCTGATATAATACAAAAGATTCATACCAATTTCTTTGAAGAATCTATTGATATACAATCGCCATCATCATCAGCACACCATATAGTTGTTCCTTTTAGTAGACCTTATGATACTATATCAGAAATTTTAAGTAGTACTATCGGATCTGATGGAACTCCATATTATTTATTTGAAAACTTAGTAGGCGAAGGTCCTATACTAAAATCTTTAGGAGATATTCTACAAGAAGAAACTGACGAAGAATTATTTGAGTTAAAGAAAATATTAAATTATAATAAAGACTCAACTGGGCAAGGTTCTAGATTTAATCCTGGCAGTATCGGTGGTTTAATTGAATATGAAGTATTACAAAATGGAGATACATTAGAACTATTAGAAGATGGTGCGCTTATTAATAATGCAATGAGAATAGACATTGCAAATAAAAGTTATACTGAAAATAGTTTTTATTATGCAAATCACGCAAAAACATTTTCTCCACTTGATCAGTATCAAAACTATGAAGTTAACGATATTAAATTAGAAGAAAATATTTTAAAAGCTTCTAATACTATAGAAATGCATAATCCGTTTTCATTTGAAACTGAAGGTGTAACAGAACTTAATACTCAGTCCGATGTGTTAGCTAAGAGTAAAAAAGAATCCTTTAACAGCAGAATCAACAATATGGTAGTTATTCAAGCTTTGACCGATTCACATCCTGAAAAAATTAAAGTAGGAAAATGTGTTAATATGAGAGTTGTAGCAAATGCTCCGCCTCTTGCAGGAGAAAATCTTGAAGATCAGCTATTCTCAGGAAGACATATTATAGCCAGACTTGGTCATCATCTAAGGGGTGGAGAATATCATATGGAGATAGATCTATTAAGAGAAGGTTTATCACGGCCATCTGAATCAAAAGCTCCTCAACATGGAGGAGGAAGATAGTGCTATACTTTGGAATAATTGAAGATCGCAATGATCCAAAAGAAATGGGTAGAGTACGTGTTCGTGTATTTGGATTACATAGTTCTGATAAGATAAACGATATTCCTACAGGATCTTTACCATGGGCTCCTGTTATGAATCCGACTACAACTCCTGGTGTTTCGGGTTTAGGACAAACGCCTTTCCTTGTTCCTGGATCTTGGGTAGTAGTGCAATTCCTTGATAAACAATTTCAGTCACCTATTGTAATGGGTTCTGTAAATGGATTTCCTTCATCTAAGCCAAATTCAGAAAATGGCTTTGCAGATCCTGTAGGCACATTCCCACGAGAGATCAATGAATCAGATATTGAAAGACGTGCTCGTGGTGTAAATGATATTGGAAAACAATCTGTAGGTTCAGAACCTGCTGATCCGTATAATGCAAAGTATCCATACAATCATGTATTCCACTCTGAATCTGGTCATATGATAGAGATGGATGATACACCTGGGTCTGAGCGCGTACACGTATATCATAGATCAGGATCTTTTATAGAGATACACCCTGATGGTGCTATGGTAGTACATAGTGGTAAACATTTTAATTCATCACAACAACTTGAAATCAATATAACTGATAATGCTAATATAAATGTTGGTGGTAACCTAACTGCGTTAGTAGAAGGTACTACAACACTATCATCATTTGGTAATATCACTGCAGAGACAAAAGCTAATATGTACACAACTGTTGAAGGTAACTTATATACAAAAACATTTGGTAATTCGTTTCATGACTCACAAGGTAATATTAATGTAAAAACAGATGGACTGTTAGATATTCATAGTTCAGGTAATATTAAAATGTCTTCGAAGGGAGATATCGATATAGCAGCGACAGGTACATTTAAAGTATCTTCTATTGGTGCTATGGATCTTGTAGGTTCTACGATCGATCTAAATAAATCAGGAACTTCTGCAACGCCTGCATCTTTCCTTGATTATACTGATGATGAGACAGCTGCATTTAAACCTGATATTTCTGAGAATAATGATAATGATGTACAACTAGTATCTCCTTTATACTCTGTTGTTGAACCTGATGGTAATACATCTTATTCTCAACAGACATCACAGGGTGTAACAATACCTCGTAAAGATCAATCATCACAAGCTCAAACATCTACACCAGTAGCTCCTACCAATATCAATCCAGCAACAGACGGAACTGTTGTTGCTGGTGCAAGTGGTGGTACAGTAACATATAGAAACTCTGCTGCAACTCGTAGACTAAAACTTGTTCCTGCACTAGAAAGCATATTACAATCTGCAGCTAATTCAGCTGGAGTTGATGTTGTTATCTTCTCAGGTGGTCAAGACGAAACTACAGGAACAGTTGGTTCTCACAGACATGATGACGGTTATGCTGCTGATATATGGTTATATAAAAATGGCAATCGCTTATCAATGGTAAGTAATGTGGCAGAAGCATCTGACTTTGCAGCAGCTGCTAAGAGTGCCGGTGCATTATCAATTGGTGCAGGTTCAGGCTATATGGGTGGAGTTGGTATGCATGTTGATATCTCTCCAGGTAACACAGTTGCATTAGCATCAGCAAAATATTGGGGTTCAGGTGGTAGATCTGCTAATGCTCCATCTTGGTTAAGAGGTATTATGGCCTGATGCCTGCTGCATGTAGAACAACAGATACTGTATCGGTCCATGAATGTGGAGTAGTACCTACTGCAGATAGCGCATCAGGAGATGTATTCATTGAAAGTCTCGCTGCACATAGAGTAACTGATACAAATACTTCACACCCTGCTGTACCACCAGCTGCAGGATGTGTGCCGCATGTAACTACATTATCAGCTGGCTCACCGAATGTGTTTGTTAATAGTAAAGCATTAGCAAGAATAGGTGATTCTTATGGTTGTGGGATCGCATTAACTTCAGGGGCAAGCACAGTCTCTGCTAATTAGGGTTATAAATAAGAGTATGGCAACAGTAAATTCAAATATAAGAGCTCGTACAAAACCGTACTCAGACTTTGACTTTGTGTTTAAGAAGCATCCTATAACAGGTGACCTTCCTATTAAACGTGATGTTGAAGCTGTAAAGCAATCTGTACGTAATATCTTACTTACAAGACGAGGTGAGAAGTTTTTCGATCCTGACTTTGGTGGTTCACTAACAGAGTTTTTATTCGAAAACTTTGATCCCATTGTAGAAGCTGAAATGAATCAGAGAATTGTTAACACTCTTAGAAACTATGAACCAAGAGTAAAAGTTTTAAATATAGAAATCGAAGATTTATCTGAACGCAATGCATTACACTTAAGACTAGAAGTACAAATATTGTCACCAGAAAATTTAACTACAGACATAGAATTCATCATTGAGAGGCTCAGATAAATGTCAGATACAAACCGCCTTAAAGTTTCGGAAATGGACTTTGATACAATCAAAGCCAACCTAAAAACGTTTATGACAGAACAAGATACCTTTCAAGATTATAATTTTGAAGGTTCTGCATTAAGCTCTATGCTTGATGTTATGGCATATGTAACACACTATAATGCTATCAATGCAAACTTTGCTATCAATGAAACCTTCTTAGATTCTGCTAGATTGCGACCTTCTGTTGTATCGCATGCTAAGATGCTTGGTTACACACCGCGCTCTTCATATCCTGCTGTAGCATATATTGACGTAAAAGTAAATAGCCCTACCGGGGTATTATCAGACGATAATACTTACCTTCCTTTAACAATGAATAAAGGTACAGTATTTACTTCTACAATTGACGGCGTATCATATAAGTTTGTTAATGATCAAACTCTGACTACAACTATAGATGCAAATGGTGAATATATTTTCAGTAATGTAAGAATTCTTCAAGGTTCATATAAAACAACTGAGTATGTATTTGATAAAGATTCAGCTGAAGCATATTTGATTCCATTTGAAAACGCAGTTACATCTGAGCTTACTGTAAAAGTGCAGGCATCTGATACAAACACTGCTCAAGAAACATTTGATGCTGTTGTTAATGTGACAGAGGTTACTGCGACATCTCAAGTATATTTCCTTGAAGAGAGCAGAACAGGTGTATACGAAGTTAAATTTGGTGATGGAGTCTTAGGACAAAAATTAGACAACGGTAATATCATCCAACTTGAAACATTGGTAACTGATAACGATGCTGCTAACGGAGCTGCAGTATTTGCTATGAGTGGTACTATTCAAGGTAATACAAATGTTACTCTTACAGTAAACCAAAAAGCACAAGGTGGTTCTACAAAAGAAGATGTTGAGTCAATTAAATTTAATGCTCCATTATCATT